ATAAGTAACCACCATTGCCACCATAATAGTTCTGCAGATTCTAACATTAACTAGCCTGTATGTCAACCATCTCACACGCATCTGCTGTGCAAGCTAGTTCTCTACCACCACTAGTTGTGTCTTCCTTCTCAAAGTCTGCTAACTTAGACCAATCAATTGCTGTAGGCATTATCTTTTTTAGCTCTAAGTATTCTTCTTTTTCTACGTCTTGATAAGGTGCTTGAGCATATGTATGGTCACTGAAAGGTAAGAAGGATATACCTGATACCTCATCAAAGTTATCATACACCCATGCTCCCACTTGCATCCATTCGTTTTCCTTAACAGATATAGTGACAGAAGGTTTGTGCTCACACCAATGTCTCTGAAAGATAAGCCAATGTTCTAACTGTTCAATAGCTGTCATGTCTGTCCTAGTCTTAGCACCACGAGGTGACTTCATAGGAAAGCTAAACACAGTAGTGCTATCAGGTTTCATAACACAAGGCTCACTTGGTATACCACTTTCTTTCATAAACTGTGTGAGTGGGTCTTTGTTATCACCACGTACAGTTCTGATGTAGTAGTCATTGTGTCTAGCATGAATCCCTGATGCACTGTCAACTAATTGACTAACTGTACCACTAGGTTTTACACAAGTGATAGCAGTTGATTGTGGTATACCTAAATCTTCAGCTATCTTTTTGTTAGTTTCTACTGCAACCTTCTTTAACTCTTCAAGAGTATATTGTAGTGTAGCATTTTTAGGAGATAGCCAAGGGCAATCAAGGATACCTGTTAGGGAAACTCCTAACAATCTCTCTTCTTCTGTATTAGTTTTCCATATCCTACGTAAATACTTGAAGTTAGTAAGAGTAGATTGAAATGTACCAAGTATAGTAGCCATACGTACCTTTTCTCTTAATGAATCTATGCTATCAGTCTCACGTGCAACAACTTCAGTAAGGTTACAGAACTGATAAGGTCTAAGTATGATTTCACTACAAGGATTGCATCCAAACTCGTGGTCAATCTCACGTCTACCATTCTCACTTGCTTTCTTTTTAGCTGCTTTACGATTAAAGATACCACGTTCACCTGACTTAGATTCATACAAAGCTGTCCACTCTCGCATGAATGTACCCATGTCAGGCTTACCTTTGAATGCTACAGAGTTATTAGCTAAGGCTCTCTGTCCTTCATTCTCCCACCATTGACCTGACTTAGCATGTCTCATTTGGTCATCGCCTAAGTTAGATAAAGATATTAATGCAGACCTACGTACTCCACCTACAACAACAACTTCACCAATCTTACACATAATATCGTGACACTCAATAGGGTATAGTCTTCTGCCTTTAGCACCTTTAAACTTAGCTATGCAAAAATGGAATAGTTCAACTAATGGTGCAGGTCCTGATGCTCTACCACCAAATGTTTTTAGTCTAGCACCTGCAGGTCGTATCTCTGATATGTCCCAAGTTGGGACTTGTCCTACATATAATAAAGATATTAATTCTCTTAGTGCTCTTGCCCAACCAGGTCTGCTGTCTGCTACTTTGATGATAGTAGTGCTGTCCTCAAAATGCTCATTGACTATAGGCAACTTGTCTACGTTCTCACGTTCAACAGAAAAACCTACACCTGTTCCACACATAAGTATATACATACATTCATCAAAGCTACGTGGACTATCTACAGGTATGTAGCTACAATTATAACCACCAACATGACACCTGTCTAGGGCAGGTCCTGATGTCATCAATGCTCTCATACTAGGCATAACACCTAAGTTCATTATCTGTTCTGTTAGTTTTTCTTTCAATGCTTTTGTCAAAGTATAATTGTAGTTATCTTTAAGATGATTACTCATATAAGCAAAATATCTTTCAACAGTTTCTCCCCAATTCTCTCTTCTTTGTTCATCGTCTTTCCACCTTGCATAACGAGAGAGTGCTATGAAGTTCTGATAATCTGTTGGTAGATAGTTGTTAATCATAATTCTTGTTCTCCATTGTAATTCTTATATTGGTTATTTTCACACCTTCTATCTCATGGACTAAGTCTGTAATATAATCCTCTAGTTCTGTATCTAATCTTCCGTCTGATGGCATAGGGTATTCATCAGGGTCAACCCTTAATGATAACATCATATTAACTTTTACCATCACAGACCTCTATAAGTTTATTCAGATACCATTGTGCTTTCTTGAGGTCTTCTACACCATTCTTGTATCTATATCTCCACAAATACTTAACTATATTTCCTTGTAAGTAATAATCAAATCCATCCGTTAACATTGCCTGTAAAGCATCAATAGTTTCAATACCTGCTTTGTTGTAATGCTTTGGATGATTAACCATATCCTCTTGCTCTTCTAATTTTTGTGCTTCCATTTTCATATACTCCAAATGTCTTAACATATATTAACCTTTCTCAAAGTTAACTTTTATCACATTACCTGTTACGTTGTCAACAGGTGAAGGCAATTTAACATCATCATTTTCAGGGGTATTTAAAAATGTTTCAATTGTATCTCTTATCCTAGAATCTTGTTGCATTAGGGAAAGACTTGCACAAGCCATTTGGCATAACTTTTCTAACTCCCAATAACTTTCATCATCTATGTTAGCTTTTCTAACTTGTATAGCTAACTCAAACCTTCCATCCCAATAACCTTTATCGTCTATTGATGGTACAACTTCTATGAAAAAATGATTGCCTTTGTTGTCGTATGTTTTCATTGTCTATCTCCTTATTTTTTTACCAACAAACTTTATAAAAACAGGGTGTTTGTTTTTGCCCTTTTCTTTAAGCCAATCTTCAGGTATGATTCTGTCATAGTATCTGAACTTATATTTTATGCACCATTGAGCATATGTTGTTTTACTACCTTTATATAACTTAACTCTACTATTTGTAAACACAAATCTAATATCTAGTTTAGGATGTTGTTTCTGAATAGCTAAATGCTTTCTCCTATCAGATGCTAAAAATCTACCTTTAGTTTCTATAATTATACCATTGTCTAATATAAAGTCAGGGGTATAGGTGCGATACAATAAATCTTCCCACTCTATTTTAATAGACTCATAAGAGAATTTAAACTTATGTTCTTTAAGATAGATAGATAGCTTATGTTCTAAGCCACTCCTATACCCATGCTTTATAGCATCTCTTCTTAGTTTATGAGGAGACACCTAAAAGGTTCGCCAAGATATAAATGGATTGTTATATGAATATGTATTAGAATAACCTAAACTTTTAAGTTCTTCTTTTACTGCTTCATCAGCTAACTTCTTAGCTTCAATAGCATCACGCAAACCTGCTGTACGCATTTCACGATATGCTTTCTTAGCTTCAGCTAACTCTTTCTCCATATTTTCAATGTCAGCTTTTAGCTCATCTAATTTTTTATTAGACATTATTTTACACTCCATATTTTCTTTGCTTCTTCTTTCATCTTACCATTCCACATCCAAGAGTCAAGGTTAGGATAAACAAAAGAAGCTAACTCATGTTTATCATCACTGATAGACAAAAACTTCTGTATACTATAGGCAACCTTTTCAAGTTGCTTTTTATAAGAAGTCAAATTTTTAAGTGTGAATACTTTATGCTCTTTAGGTGTAGCAAAAAATAAGTCCACACTATTCTTAGGATATGCCATAGAGTACAAAGCCATCTGTCTTTTCTGTGCTTCAGTTGGCTGTGTTGGCATCCTTGTAGATGTTTTTAAATCTACTATCTTATCTTTGAATCTAAAGTCTATATAACCCATAATAGGTACAGGTAAATCATCTAGTTGTACTTCAACTTTTTCTTGATAGTCTTCTAAGTTTTCATAGTTAAAGTTTTTATCTATAACTTCTCCAAACTTCTCTAGAGTACTCCTCTCTTTTTCTGCTTTTTTATCTCCTAAATCAACCATTGATTCTGTGCACAAACTAATAAATTTTAAGTCAAGCATTTTGTAATCAAAAGTACCTTCCTTATATTTGTTAGCAAGTACATGTTCTGTTGCAATACCTCGTACTGCACCTGCACCACTTGGCGATTTAACTTTAAATAAATATCTAGCGACCCACATGGGTGGGTCACTTATGTATGTATTTATACTACTTGGTGAAAGATAGTTAATACCATGTGCTTTAAAAGCATTATTGCTTAACATCAGTATCTATCTCTACATCAATAAAGTCTTCTACAGTTTCCATATCTTCTTCTGATACTTCATCTTGTCTTTCTGAAACTTTAGTATCCCATTTACTTATGATACCATCATTGTAGTTCTTTACCCAATCTAAGAAGTCTCCAAATGTTTTATGGTCACTATCAGATATCTCAATTTTATTGGTTGTATCTAACTGAACTATTGGAGTATAGAAGCTACCACCATTATTGAGTTTGTTTTCTTTTGTGCCATCCAACTTGATAACATGCTGAAGTGGTAAAGTTTCTGATTTAGCAAATCTAGAAAAGACATCACCAATAGCTTTGTAGGCATCCCTATTCTCTATCTCCCATATTACAGGATATTCAGGTAAATCAGCAATCTCTGTACCATCAATACCTTTTACAGGGTCAATCAACTTTACAAGACCAAAGACAACTCTGTTTCTTTTAATCTCTTTTATTAGCTTCTTTGTAGCTTCAGGTAATGATTGAAAGTCTTTAACATATCCTGTTGGCTTGCCACAGTTAAAAGTGCCATCATCATCTTTAAGGTCAATGTTTAATGTATCAGCCATTATTGTTTTAACATAACCACCCTGCTTTTCTCCATCTTTCGCATTACGATTCTGCTTAAACTTCTTGTACATAAATCTCTGTAAGAAGGGTCTAAACTCTACCTTTTCAGAAAAATAAAAAGTGCTAGGGTCACCTGGTATTTCTAGTCTATACAGACCACCCTCAACGACTTCCATCTTAACAGACTTACCATTAGCTTCCCCCATACCCATAGTAGGATTGTGCCATATTCTAAATCTATTTAAGGTGTTAGCCTTTTTCTCAACAGTGCTAGTAGGCAAGCCCATTGCCTTCGCCATAGTAGCATAACTGTCGGTGTTAATTGTAACTAAATCTGTCATTTATAATTTTCTCCTTTCAAAAGAACCATAGTTATATCACGATACATCTTTGGTGTCAAGCCAATTAGTACCAATTTTTGCCTCAAGTAAAAGAGGCACATCAAAGTCTATACCAAACTCTAAATTAATTATATTATTCAATGACTTATTTGTGTGACGTATAATATTCAAAACATTCTCTTCCTCACTAGGATGTATATCTATTACTATAGAATCATGTACTGTATTTACCACACATGATTTATACCTGTCAAGTTCTTTTTGAATGTGCACAAGAATAATTGGAACAATATCAGCAGTAGCAAATGACTGCACAGGATAGTTCTTTATCTGTGTAAAATGTGACACAGTTCCATTTCTTCTTCTCTGTACATCAGGGAAAGAAAACTGTCTACCTGATGGTGTTGTTATCATACCTGTATTCAGAGCTTCCTTCGCCAACTTAGAG